ACTCGAATCCAGCCGCTCCCAAGTCGGTGATCTCGAGTTGATCGACTCCGATGGTCATTTCGCCAATTCGCTTAAGCTTGGTGGTAATCAAGCCAGTCCCGGAAATGGTCGCTCCAAGTCCAGTCGTCGGTACAGTCAATGCAGCCATGTCTAGGGCTCCCCGTAGTGAACCAAGAGATCGAAGCTAACCAAATACCGATGCTCTTGGTTTCCATCGGTTGGAGTGTCGTTTAGGTATTCGTCAGCACTGTCGAAATCGATTCCTGCAAATGAGTAACCGTCAACAGTACCGCGAAAAAAATCAATTCCGGTTTCGCGAATCGCTTTGCTTATTGAACTTGCGACCCGCCGAGTAGTTGCGTAGCAATCGAAGGTCACTCGGGCATGAGCCGACTTGGTTACACCGTCGATAGCGTGATCTCGTTCAGTCGAAGTGACGTAGTAAACAATGGAAGGCAGTTGAGCATTTTGGACGAGTGCATCAGGATACATTCGCTGACCAACAAGCGTTGATACCGCGTTGTAACTCAGTAGCTTTGTCCGTAATGCTTCGCCGATCGCCGACATTACAACTCCCCGTTGATTACGATGATGTCCCGAGATGCAGCCTCAGCCGAATTGCTGACCACCTTTAGGTATCGAACACCGGCCATGACTTCGGTATTTAGTGCGATGAATCGCGATGCCGCAACTGTCACACTATATTGCGTTGATCCGTTGTAGAGATCGTAGAAGTTGTTTGCATCGTCAGAAGCTTGAAAGGTAAACGTAGTGCCTGTCAACGCTGTTGGCGTTCTGAGTGCAAACACCGTTCGACCGCCTTCGAGCGTTAATGAACTTGAAACGGTTCCGCTAGATGCAATGGTTACTTTCGATGTGAGTTGTAGATTTCTAGCCAAGGCGAAGCTCCTTGATTTGCTTTTGTAGTTCGTCCATGAAAGCTTGTCCAGCTTGTGATTTCGTAATGTCGAAAGCCTTGACGGGTGCTCGATCTTGAATCGGAAAGTCGGCGGTTTGTGGCTTGGTTCTAACTGTCGTTGTGTAGGTTTTTCCCTTCCTGCTGATTCTTAGGATCGATTGCCCTGGCTTGCCCCATAGATTCCTTTGGTAGCTTGTCCCGCGTTTGATAGGCATCACAAATTGTTGCTTGTTGCCTTTCGGGTATGTCGCACCAACATAGACAGCCAAACCGTTTCGCATGACCTTATGTCCAAAGTGATCCCGCGAATCATTTTGGAATGCAGGATTGTTTTTGTACTTCTTAGACCACTTGAGCCGACTACCGCCCCGAGAGCTCCTAGCTTGCGATTTGCAGGCTCTTGCAATCGTTTCGCCAAACGCCCCGAGACACTTGCCTAGAGGCCCATTGCGAAGCGTTAAAGGGATCGCATCGACCGCTTTAATCAAGGCTTCATCGATTTCAATGGTTGTTCCCATTACAGCACCGCCGAGCAAATAATTTCTAGGTACTTGCGAAGTCCATCGACGCGGTTAATCGCCGTGATTCCGTACCGCTCGTTCTCAAAGAGCACGCTCATTTGAGTGTTGTAGCCTGATCGGTAACGAACAATAAAAACCGCCCTTGTTCCTGCCTCCAATTGACGGCCTCGCATGTTCTCGATGCCGCTCGTTGGATTCCATTCGCAAGGCTCATTAACGACATAGTTTGACCAACTGACAATAGGTTGACCGCTTGCATCTTGCGTTGTCGTTTCTTGCTGGATCGTGCAACGATGTCGCATCGCGCCGACTCTGTGCCTACTTGGTCGTCCTGATCCGCTCATGGGTAGCTAGCCCTCATGAATCGACGCACCAGCATTTCGTATGGTCGCATGGTTTGCAGAGCATCCGACATAACCATATCGCGATTCTCAAAGTAATGAGCAACTAGCATTAAGATCGCCGCCCTAGCTGCTTCAGGCACGCTTTGCCCGTCTTGCGAGTGTCCCGCCTTGTAGGTGACTTGCCAAGCGTCCCAACGACTGGCCGACACAGGCAAGGTGACCAAGTAGGCAAGCCTAATTTGATCGACATGCAACTGATACTGATTCGATGCCCAAGTTTGTAGCGTGTTGTTGCCGTCGTAGTATTGGATCGAGGTGATCGAATGAATGGGGCTCTTGAGCAACTTAAACCCGTCGAAGATCGAAGCGACTCGCAAACGAAGCGTCTGGAAACAAGTCACGCTGTCGGTATCGTGCTCCCACTGCTCCCGAGCCGCTCCGATCAATGCTGAAAGGTGCATATCGTGGCTAGTGTCGCTTGTTGCGATTTCGAGTTGTTTTTTCGCCTCGCTGAGCGTCACCGGCTCGGCTGTTGGCTTTGTCACTACTTCCGCTATCAATCGCACTTGCGAAACCTCGCTGGATCATTATTTCCGCTTGACCGGCTTGAACGCCTACCAGCCGAAAACCGACTGGCAGGCCATTCCAATCTTTCAAAAGGATCAAGTCCATAGACTAGACCACAATGCAAACGTCACCGTCTGCAACATCCGAAGAAACGCTCGGCGGAATCTTACCTCGACTCAGGCAAGCAACAGCCGAGATGTAACCGCCGGAAGTGCCATCGCCAAAGGTTGCAACGACCTTGAGGAATGGATTCTTCCCTCGCATGTCGATGTGGAACAAGCAGACCTGGCCATCATCGGTTGCACTTGGGAGTGCCAAGGTAGCACCGCCAAGACCTGACCCGCCGTCGAATGTCGCTCCGGTAATGTCAGCGTATGTCCCACCTGACGCGTCGGAAGCTTGAACCTTCAATGCACTCATCGCAATGTCAGTTGCTCCGAGCGTCACAGCGATCGTAACAAAGTCCCAATTGCGAGCATCAACGACGGTAGCCGTTGCGGTTGCATTGTCGAGCAATGCACCTGGCTTGATTGCCGCGACCCATTTAGTATGCTGAAGTGCGTTCATGTATCACCTACTTTCCTTTGTTGGTTGTGAATTAGGCAGCGGCCTTGAGTTGAACGATTGGCCCAGCAACGCTAGCCGTTCCGATCTCATGAATGTTGATGTCGTATCGAATGTTGCTAAACACCCCGATTTGGTCGAAGTCAACATATCGCGACGCATCAGACTTGATGGTCAAGCTTCGACGCATCCCCATCGTGCAAGCCAAACCTAGATCGCCAAAGTAGGCAAACTTGGTCGAGCCGCTAATCGAACTTGGCAGCGTTTGCGAGAATACAACTGGGTAGCCCATGAATTGCTGCATTGGAGCTCCTGCAAGATCCATGACGGTATTTCCGCCTGCAGCGAATTGCAATCGAGCCAACACATTCCAATAGACCGCCGAATGGCAAAACCAAACTGGACGGATCCCAGGATACTGAGGCAACTTGCTAACAGCATCTTGGAACACAGCGATGGTTAAGCCTGCACCCGTGTTTTGACCAGCCGCAGCAGTAGCCACCGAACCAGCAGCAAGCACATTGGCAAGACCAACGATGTTGCCATAAGTTGGCAAACCGTCACCCAAGAAACCGCAGGAGTCTTGCTTTACAGCGTGAGCGTAAGCAATCTCGGTTGCAAGCATGTCAGCAAGAGCAATCGCAGCGTCTTCGCTCAATTCGCTCGATACCTTGGTCAAGGTGGCAAACTTGCGAGCCGTGAGGTTGACTTGGTTGACGCTGGCATCCGAGCTAGTGATCTCGGCATTTTCGCCGACTGCGTAAGCAGTCAATCCGCCGACTCGACGAGGCAAGGTTGCGCTATCTGAGGTCATCGGGTAATTGCGAGCGTACCGAGCAAACACGCCATACTCTTCGAGAAGGCTGATAACGCTGTTCTCGAATTGGACAGGAACCAAAGAACCGCCGTTGAGATCGTTGTTTTCGCCCATTGCGTTGAGAACGCCATGATCGCGACACCATTGCTTCGATTTGTCGCTTCCGAGAACAGCATTGATAAACTGGCCCGAAGCATATGCGTCACGTTCTGCATCAGGCCCCTTGAAAGCCTTCAGCTGGCGAACCGCTTTGGCTTTTGCAGGGATCTTGAAATTGCCGACTTCCGAAGGTTGATTGTCAACCACTTGGCGAACCGTGTTGCTGACCGCTTGCTCGATCTTCATCGCTCGCTCTCGCTGCTTCGAGAGGTTCTCGATCTGACCGGCCTTGCCCTCAGTTCCGAGGATCGAATCGATCTCAGTTTGCTCATCTTCGAGCAATTCGCGACTCTCTTGAGTTGCGACCGCTTGGATCGCTTGAAC